AGCCATTCTCAATCAATTCTCCAGTAGGAGTAGCGCCAACAACGTGGGTATAAATATCGCCTAGCCCTTTAGTAAACGGGGTGGCAGTCAATCCAATGACTCTGATATGAGGATTGTTTTTAATGAATGTAACCACTCCCCGCCGGGTGATATGGCACTCATCAATAATCAATAGGTCAATCTCTGGAAATGTCTTGCGCTTCTCTAGGGTCTGAGCGGAGCAGACTTGGATATGCTCTTCAGGTTTATCACGCCAATGACCAGCCTGCATAACCCCATGAGGTATGCCGTACTTATCTAAACGTCTGCTTGTTTGATCCACCAGGACGATGCGATCTAGAACCATAGCGCACTTCTTAAACTTCTCAGCAACGGCCTTCATAATCGCCATCGCCACCTCGGTCTTACCGAATCCAGTAGGTGCATATAGCAACTGGCATCGGTGTCCTTCTTTAAATCCATCCCGTAGTTTTTCTACTACTTCACTTTGATGCGGGCGCAGCTGTAACATCTTCTCTCCTATTCTGCCAAGAACCGCTTGGTATCGGGTGGGGGTACTCACGTTATGTGAAGGAGCATTATTTCTAATACCTACAGGTTATTTAGAGTCGCCGAGCCGACTTGCTTTCCCCCCGTAAAACTATGCTGCTTTGTCTATTTCCAAATGTGCTTCTGCTGTTTCAGCACGATCTTTCCATACCTTCATCTGCTTAGCTAGCAGCTCCAACTCTTTCTCTGCTTTCTCATAGCGGCGCTTGCCGTACAGAGCTTGCTTCTTAGCTTCGCTTGCTTCTAATTGGAATGAATCACGAGATGCTTTGAGGACTCGGTTGTCCGCTTCGAGAGTCTTAATCGTAGCTTGAAGTTCAGTAATGAGGGAGCCAGCAGCTTGCTTCTCCTCATCCGTAGCTTCCATCGCAGCGACTGCAACTCTAGCTTCAAGAGCCTTGTTTTCTTCCGCCAATTCTTGTACTGCGGACGAAAGTTCATCGAAGATGTAATCCTTCTCAGGGGTTGGTGCTGGTGCATTACTTGTTTCTTTCTTGGGATTCTTCATTTGATACGTTTGATTGCCACGTTTTACTTCAATGACATCAGGTTGTGCGTTTGCTGCTTTACGCAATTGAGATACAAATCTATTGGATACTTGGTAAAGACGTCCAAGTTCACGATCACTTTGCTTGATGTAACGATCACGAGTAAATGCTTTTTTGAACGCCGATACTTTATCAACGTTTTTGTAGCGCTGCCCATTGTCATGGTTTGCCTTAGTAAACGCATAGTCAAACGCATCTTCATAAGTACCCATGTGTACATCAGCGTCAATAATTTCAATGCCAGCTTGTTTTGCGGCAGCGCAGCGAGTAAATCCTTCCGCTACATAGTTGTTATCGCCGTCATTGAAGACGATGATTGGCGGGAATTTATCCCCGTCCAGCATTGCCTGGGCGTACTCATCAACCACATCTTGGTTAAGTTCTGTACGCATCTGTAAGCCAGGATCTAGCGTCAGTTGTGAAAGCTTCATTTGGTTCCTCTTATTCATACCGTTTTAAATTGTGTAGTGCCATCTTCAGCTCATGCTCTCCAGCTTTCGGGTTATTTGCTACCCTCAGAGACTGCATGGCCTGTTCTTTCCATCTGATACTAGTTTGCACTGATCCTTGCTTTACCGCATCGGGGATTACCCCAGTTGCTTTTTTTATTTCTTCTCTAACGTCCATCCATATCCCCATTAACACACATAGTTATCACACATAACATTACCCGATTGGTGGACGCACCTAGCCTTACCTAGGTGAGCCTTCAACTGTCTACCCTCTTGGAGCCACAGCACCCGCCAGACGTTCGTAGTACCGGTTCTAGCTTCGCCGCCGGTATTGCACTATTCCAACTACTTACCCCCAGTAGTGCTGAGACCTATTCCGCTGGTGAAAATTACAATGCGTCCAGAATAGACCGCAGAAAAAGAAAAAACCCCATACAACTGGAGTCTGTTTTGGACATTCGCTTATGTTTGTCAAGCCACGAACCAAGCATAAGAAAACTATGACAGACCCCATGTGTATAGGGTTTCGTGGCTGATTATAACATCAAGGAACCGTCCAAAGTCCCAATCTGCAAGAGAACTATAACACAAAAATAAAAGGGGCAAGTAGTTTCTACTCACCCCCAGGCTTACGCCATTACTTCTTAATCTGCTCTAAGACTGTAATAGTCCAGTTAATCCACATCTCATTGTACTTCTTAACCTGAGCTGTTACTTCTTTAATCTGCTTATCAAATTCAAACATGATATCTCCTAAATTGTGTAATATACGCAACATTTGTTGCACTGCACCAATTATACAGAAGATTGTAAAGTTTTTGTAAATGATTGTAAAAAAAAAGGGGCGGTGTAATCACGCCCCAAAGATCATGTGAGAGGAGTCACTGATCAATACCGAGGAAGGTATGTTGCAAGTATACAACAAATGTATGTGTGTACCGAACACAGATAGATAAGGGTTTACCCTATATATGCATACTTATTGGCGATTTTTATACCTATAGGTATCAATGTATATAGAAAATCAATACCTAAAGGTACCAAAAGGGAACCTGTAAATGAGAATGAGACGCATCATTTATTGAAAATTCATGCAGCATGAACGTACTCTTTGATTGTCACCTGACACCCACCACCTTTGATCTTCTCGCCCCGCTCTACGGATAGCTTCCATACTTGCTGGTCATCCGTATACAGGATTCCATTCATGGAGTCTAAGATTGCTTTGCATACGTTATCAATATCCAGTAAGCGTTTGTCTCTTGGAAACAACACTATTGAAACTTCTATGGGTTGATCACCAAATCCTGGGATGTCAACGCAGATATCCTTTACTGCGGATTTAAACTCTACGCCCCGCTTGGATATGTAGCGGCGCTTACCTGACTGCAGCCAGTAAGAGTTAACGCTGGGAGGATATGGGAAATTAAGGGTAATCACTAATCAATCTATGTGAAAAAAGTAGGAACAACCTATTTACAATTCTAATGGGAATGATTATAGTCTTAAAAAAGAGGAGAGTATATGACTGATAGACAACGCAGACTGCGTGATTACTTTGCAGCAAAGATTATGTGCGGCATGTGTTCCGGTGATTGGAAGTTGGACTTATCTACTGGTAAATCCTGGGACGAAACCGCAGCTAAACGTGCTTACGAGATTGCTGATGCCATGCTTGCTGAGCGTGAGATTGAAAACGTACCAACGGCGCATTGAAATGATTACATTCATCGTAGCGTTAACGGTATTCATGACCTGTTATGTCGTCTATCTGTTTATGAAAGGTAGATGATGCGTAAGTACAAACCAAAGAATGGCATGTTCAAAATCGAACCACAGATTACAACTTTAATTAAAGATTATGAAGGCGACACCAATCAGCAACGTAAAATTATCGCAAAGCACAATGGCGATTTGTTCTTTATTTTTAAACCAACAGAGGAGCGGGGAAATGAGCAAAATATGGGAAAAAGCTAACAAAATTAGTGAACTTGGATACAAGGTACATAGCACTGCAATGGTCGTTGAGTTAGTGGCAACCAGCATTCAAGACAATGCTGAGAGCGGAGCGTGTTGGTGCGCCGTGGATTGTCTTATTAGAATCAGCGATGAGATAGAGGCAGAAGTTGCAGCGATTATGAGCGACAACAGAAAGCAAGAAGAATACATTCAAGAACTAGAGGCAAAAATAGCTAAGCATGAACTAAAAAAGAAGAAGAACAAAGACGTTGATGAGGATGGACGTTGCTAATGAAAAAGATATGTGTAGTTAACTTTTGGGAAGGAGCATTTGATGGGGACTTTTTGGATTATTTTTTCACTATTTGTTGCAATGGCGTCACTTATATTGACAATCCACATGAGGCTGACCTTGTTCTTACCTCGGTATTTGGAAATGTCAATACCGACCCTGCTAAAACAATTGCCTTTATCGGGGAAAATGTACGCCCTAACTTTATGCATTACGGTCATAGTCTTTCTTTTGATTATGACTCCTATGGCGGTAGAAATTTTCGCTTACCTCTTTGGTATGGACGATTAGCTTGGCCTGGGTTCATCCAGCAGCCACGCAAACAGAACTCCCATAATCATGGGTATGAGCCATTGATTGACATTGAGTCGTTGACTAAGCCACGCAAATTAAACTGGGAAACTAAGACCAACTTCTGCGCTATGGTTGCTGGTAATCCTGAAGGACTAAGGGTAAATCTTTACAACTCTATATCTAGGTATAAACCCGTACATGGGTATGGGAATATGTTTGGTCGTGCATTGCGGGCTTCCAAGTTTGATCTGCTAGAGGACTATAAGTTCTGCTTATGCCCTGAGAATTCAGTCTATGACGGCTATGTAACTGAGAAGTTGATTGATGCATATGCTGGCGGCACTATTCCAATCTATAGCGGAACCATGTCAGTTGACTGCGACTTCCATGAGGGCGCTTATCTCAATTACATGAACACTAAAGATATGGATTGGTTTGTTACAACCATTCAGGCAATTGATGAGAGCAAAGAGATCTATGAGGATATGTACAATAGACCACTGCTTTGGGAAGCTCCAAGTTTAGATAACGCAATTGCCTTTGTAAGGAGCATAGTCAAATGAAAGACCAATTAGAAGCGTTACTTAAGGCGTTACGCCCTGTTAAAACCAAGTATGACTTGGTACGTATTGGCGGAAATAATGATGGTGGATACTTGATTCCAAATGATCTATCAGGTGTATCTACATGCTTCTCTCCAGGTGTTGATGTTACTGCCAAGTTTGAAATTGCACTTTGCAAGCGTGGTATAGGTTCACATCTTGCTGATGCTTCGGTTGATGGAGCGCCGTCTGGCTTTACCCCACTATCCTTTACCAAGAAATACTTGGGCGCTGTAAATGACGGCGACTACATGACTCTTGAATACTGGGTAAGAAATAAAGGTAACGAAGGTGATCTTATCCTGCAGATGGACATTGAGGGTGCTGAGTATCAAACTATCTTGGCTACTCCAATTGATATCTTGCGTAGATTTAGAATTATTGCAATAGAAATACATAATGCTCAGTCATGGTTCTCTCCGATTGCTTGGGAGTGCGTACAGGATTTCTTTGCAAAGTTACTGGCAGACTTCCATGTAGTTCATAACCATCCAAACAATAACTGTCCATTCATAGATGCAGATGATGTACTCATGCCTACCGTATTTGAACTAACGCTATTGCGTAAAGATCGGGCTGCACCTGAAGGATTTGTAACCGAGTTTCCACACCCCTTAGACCAACCTAATGTATTGGACAAGCCTGATCGTCCTTTACCACCATCCATGTACGGAGAATAAGATGACCTTAAGTGAATTAATTGAAGCATTAGACCAGCGTTACGGCAATCCATATGCCAAGGAATGTCATCTAATCCATAAAGCGATTGTGGAATTGCGTAGATTACAAGCCTTGGAAGAGAAAAAATGAAAGAAAAGTACGGTATCCAGCATAACGATGGTCCAGTAATGGAGCTGACCACAATGATCGGCTGCCCATTGATGTGTACATTTTGTCCGCAAGATAACTTACGGGATAACTACGGCAAAGATACCAAGTACATGACGCAGATAGACTTCACAAGGATGCTCGTAAAGCTGCCTAGAGACACTAGGATCGACTTTTCTGGTATGTCTGAGCCTTGGGCTAACCCTGAGTGTACGGCAATGCTAGAAGAGACCCTATACATGGGCTTTAACGTTGCTATCTATACAACTCTATACGGCATGACGGATCCTGAGCGAGTCCGTAAAGTATTGGAAGAACACCCCAATCAGGTAGAAGTAATAATGCTTCACCTACCGGATGCTAACGGCAATATGAAGGGCTGGAAGAACGGTGAAGAATGGCAAAGAGCTGCAGCCATCATCTCCCATACCAATGTCCCATGTGGCGTAGGTGCCATGACCATGGATCGCAATGGCATAGTACATCCAGAGCTACAAGACATGGTTGGTAGACTGCCAGGCTGGGTTGGGCATACCAGAGCAGATAGCTTAAACGCAGAGCAAGTGGCTGGGCAGGCGCTAAGCATGACCCCACGCAATGACTTTGCTTTGACGTGCCGCAGCACCCCATTTTATGACCGGAATGTATTGCTGCCAAATGGCGATGTAGTTTTGTGCTGCATGGATTACAACCTCAAGCATGTTATTGGCAATCTATTAACCCAATCCTATGCTGAGATCTTTGCTGGAGAAAAGCTGGCTGAGATTGTAAGAATGAATGAGGCCGCTGGTTTTGATAAATGCAGTATCTGCAAGTCTTGTGAGAATGTGACCCCAATATGAGAGTAATGGTAATTACCCCAACTACTGGTAAAGATACTTTAGAGCAAGCGCTCTTGAGCGTAGAAAGACAAACCGTTGAAACTGAGCATTTAATTGTGCTTGATGGAAAGGGCATGGCTACAAAACCAGACGAAACAAAACTAAGAAAAGTAATCCAGTTACCTGAGAACGTGGGCGGTAATAACTGGTATGGACACCGAGTCTATGCTGCTATGCCGCTAATGGTAAACGCTGATTACATTCTATTTTTGGATGAGGATAATTGGTTCGAACCAAATCATGTAGAAACCATGATAAATAAAATTAAATCAAAAGACCTGATGTGGTCTTATTCTTTGAGGAGAATATGCAATGAAGCTGGAAAATACATTGGAGATGACGATTGTGAAAGCCTTGGCAGATACCCGGCGTTTTATGATCACACACTCAATTTTGTGGATACTAATTGCTATTGCTTTAAGCGTGAATATTTGGTTACTGTTGCCCATGCTTTTTACGGGCAATGGGGGGCAGACCGCCAGTTCTATAAAGCTGCCGCATCAGCTTTGCCTGCCTTCGGATGTACAGGCGAGGCTACAATTAATTACAGAGCGCCCGAACGATTACTTGGAATGTTTGCAGAGGGTAACGCAGCAATGAAGAAGGCTTATGGCGATCTACCTTGGAGAAACAAATGAACGAAGAAAAAAATTGGAAAGAAGAATACGAAAGAATGAGTGAATCATATTACTATGCCTTTCAAAAGATGCAAAAGATGGTTAAGGAAATTGAGTACTGGAAAGAAATGTTTGAAAAAGCAATGAAAGAACGGGAAAAATGAACATAACCATTAAGACAATCAAAGAAAACAAAGACGGCTCTGCAGATGCAGTGGTTAACTTTGACAAAGAAGGTTTAGAGTTTTTGGTGCAAGAAGGCGTTTTGAGTATACTCAGGCAGTACGTTGAGCAAAACAAGAATGCTCAAGCTGGTGTAAAACTACGGAAAAAATTAAACAAAAAGGAACTAAAGTGAAGATTAAATTTAACAACCAAAACACCACCAAATTATTTGTAGCCACGCCTATGTACGGCGGTATGTGTACTGGCATGTATACGTCAGGCATTATGCAGTTAGTAGGCACTTGTGGGCAGAACGGCATACAGATGTATTACTCGTTTATGATGAACGAATCCTTAATTACTCGTGCTAGAAACAGCATGGCCTATGACTTTATAGAGTCTGATGCCACCCATTTAATGTTTATTGATGCTGATATTAGCTTCAATCCAAACGACATCCCATTGATGGTTAAAGCTGACAAAGATATTATCTGCGGTCTATACCCCAAGAAAGAAATTAACTGGGTAGAAGTATCTGAAGCGGTTAAACGGGGGGTACAACCAGCAGAACTTAGCAAGCATACCGGTGCCTTTGTTGTAAATTTACCACACGGCACTCAAACGGCAAGCGGTCCAATTATGGATCCCATGGAAATTGCTAACGGTGGTACTGGCTTTATGCTTATTAAGCGTAATGTGTTTGAAGCATTGGCTGATAAGGTGCCTAGCTATACCAACGATATGTACCATGCGGTAGATACAGTGCGTAAGGTTAAGATTATTAAAGAGTTCTTTGCTACCAGCATTGATGAGGAATCCAATCGCTTATTGTCTGAGGACTATCACTTCTGCAAGATTGCTCGTGAGGCTGGATTTAAGGTGTATGCAGCGCCTTGGGCGGCATTCGGACATACTGGCACCTATACTTTCAGTGGACAGCTTCCTAGAAGCACATAATGATTGGCGCTTACAAAGCATTTAATAAAAGTCTTAGCGATAAGTATGACTCGCCTGGAAGGGCGTTTGTTAAAACTGCCGCTAAACTTAAATGGAATGTTGAAGCACAAGACTACGATAAATATAAGGTGGACTTGATATGCTATAGGGATGGTAGGCATATTGGGTATGCGGAAGTTGAAGTGCGTGAACCATATGGACAGGGGGACTTCCCATTTAAAACAGTTCATGTACCAGCAAGGAAAGATAAGTTATTAAATAACGGCCTGCCAACTGTGTACTTTGTAGTTAACAGGCTGTTTACCAAATTAATGTGGGTTCGTACTGAAAACATTCAAAACTTTTTACCAATTGAGGTTCCAAACAAAATGGTATCTCAAGGTGAATGCTTTTATGATGTACCAAAGGGTATGTTTACTGAGGTACATGTCAATGATTAAGTGGCTTGGCACGATACTTTGTTTGGCTGGTATTGGACTCACCAGTTTTAATATTTATCCAGCAAATGTCGTGTTGAGTTTAATCGGTAGTACACTATGGACAGTAGCAGCAATTATCCAAAGAGATAAGCCGCTATTCTTAGTAGAGGCAGTAGCAGTATTTTTTTATTTAGCAGGTCTAATTACATACATGAGGATGATATGAAAACAATATACGTAGTTTTGTTTGGTTGCTTTGTATTTGCTGGATCTAAGGCATGTTATGCCCAGGTTCCTAGCTGGGAGAATAGTCCATACAACTATAAGAACAGCGAGATGAACTACAACAACAGCTCTGCAAAATGGGAAAACAGTCCAAGCAATTGGAACAATAGCCCAATGAATATTAATTCAAATACTGGGGTTTACGATAATAGAGGGAACCGAATTGGCTATGAGACAATTAGTCCAAGCGGTACAAAAAACCAGTACGATAACAACGGCAACCGCCAAGGATATAGCAGATAAGATGATTGATTATTCAGAAACTATACTTGAATTACAAACAGGTAGGAAGAAATTAAGTGACCTGTTAACAAAGCGTAAGTTCTCCCTAGCTGCGGCACTTGTGGATGATTTAATTATTACTTTGATTGATTTGAAATGGTGGCTAAAAAAACAAAATGATAATAACTAATAAATACAATCTGCCACAGACGCTGGTCAACGTAGTCAAGCGTCCACAATACTCTAAGGGTGGTGCGCATCTATCTGTTACTGAGATGATGGGCAGTCCAAAGATCTCTATCCTGCGCCGTAAGTATGATGAGCAGATTGAGACAGACGTGTCCGACATGATTTATTCCATGGCTGGCACTGCGCTGCACAACATCCTGGAGAAGGGTGCAGATGAGAACCATATCGTTGAAGAGCGCTTGTATGCAGAGATTGACGGCTGGAATATATCTGGTGCTATTGATCTACAGGTCGTTAGTGATGAAGGCATTGAGATTAATGACTACAAGAACGTGGGTGTATGGTCTGTACAAAACCCTAAAGCCGATTGGGAGGAGCAGTTAAATGTATACGCATGGTTGGTTGAAAAGCTTAAAGGCGCTCCGATTACAGGGCTTAAAATCATTGCATTCATACGAGATTTTAGTGCGAGAGAATCAAAAACCCGTGCTAATTACCCAAAGTCTGGCGTTGTTGCCATTGACATTCCTGTATGGAGTATGGAGAGACGTGAAGAATACATCCGTGAGCGCATTCATTCACACTCCGAAGCCCGTTTTGCGGAAGAAACTGGAGCAGTCTTACCGCCCTGTACGACTGCAGAAATGTGGGAAAAAGATCCGGTCTATGCAGTTAAGAAAGACGGAGCAGTAAGAGCCAAATCCTTGCATGAAAGCATGGAGGCAGCAGAGGAGGCGCTGGAGAAGCTAGGCAAAGGATTCTACATAGAGACCCGTAAGGGCGAGAGAACCCGTTGTGAGAGCTTCTGCCAGGTTAGTAGTTTTTGTGAGCAATACAAACTTTATCAAGAGGAGCAGGAAAATGAACAGACGTAAAGAAATTAAACACACACCAATCGTAACTGGACAGTTGAGCGAAGAGCTTGGGATTGTCGTCAGCAAGGAATTTATTATTCGCACACTGAAGGTAAAGCCATTTCTTGAGACTAAAACCAGCGCATATTGGGACGATGTACCTTTAATCAGGGCAAAGCTTGGCACTTACTTTACTAGAACTTCAAAGTTATAAGGAACAAGAGAATGTTTAAAAAACTAAGGGAGGAAATTAGGCTGGCACTTTATGGGGAAGATAAGGAATGGTTCCCAGTTAGTGACTCGATTTACTATGGTCGTATGTCTGACAAAGAGATTGACGATATGCGTCAACGTAACGAGAAGGCTATTAAGGATTGCATTAAGAAGATGGGCAAGAAGTGGATTATGCATCCATCACATAAAGTAGGAAGGATCACCACATGAGCGCAAACGGAGATCAAATCGGAGGTACGCATTACAAAAAGCATGCGATCCAGCCATGGGACTACATCATTGCAAATGACCTAGGGTATCTAGAGGGAAATATAGTAAAGTACATCTCCCGCTGGAAAGACAAGGGTGGAGTTGATGACCTTCGTAAGGTAATCCACTACGCACAAAAGTTAATTGAAGTACAAACAAAAGAGGAGAAGTTATGAAAACAAGACAGGAAATGATTTACGATTTTATGTTGGCATTGGCTGCAAACCCACAAGTTATTAAGCCATTAGAGAATAACGATGAAATTACTCCAAATTATTATGATGTTTATGCTTCAGATTTGTATTCATTTGCAGCCGAAATGTCAGATGTATATTTAAATAATGGAGAAATATAATGAGCGTATATAAAAAACTACAAGATGCCCGTATTAAATTACAGCATACGGAGCTAAAAAAGTCTGGCCATAATAAGTTTGCTGGGTATAAGTATTTTGAATTGGGTGATTTTTTGCCAGCCATTCAGAAGATCTGTTCCGAGATGGGCTTGTGCGGTGTCGTATCGTTTAACCACGAAATGGCATTCTTGCAGATCCTGGACGTAGAAGATGGAACTTCTATTATGTTTACCTCGCCTATGTCTAGCGCCGCTTTAAAGGGCTGCCACGACGTTCAAAACCTGGGTGCGGTACAGACATATCTGCGCCGTTATCTCTGGGTTAACGCCTTTGAAATCGTTGAGCATGACGCTTTAGATTCAGTAATGGGATCTGACGCACCAAAAAAGATTGATGCAGCAGTTGCTAGGTTAGCTCCAAAGGCGGCGATGATTAAATCCGTCTCTGTGCCAGTGCCTGCTGCTAAAAAGGTTGATCTTCCAGGTCAGTGGACTTTAAAGCCTATTGACGATAAAGGCACTTCCGATGCGTGGTTAGGCGGTTTACAGGTAGGAACAACATCCTTGTTACAGCTCGCCGCTACACCGGATGACGTAGCCAATATCTTTAAGGTTAACCGATCACTGTTTGACCGAGCAAAAGAATTAGACCCTGCATTCTATGCAGAACTGATGACAAGTTTTACAACCACTAAAAATTCATTAACCAAGGAGTAATACATGGAATATCCAAACAGCGGTTCGCTTTTCCCGTCAACCATTCGTAAATCAGAAAAGTCACCAGACTTCTTTGGCAGCATTAAGATCGACCAAGCATATCTCCAGGACTTGATGTCCAAGAGCGATGGTCTGGTAGAGGTTAAGTTGTCAGGCTGGAAACGTGAATCTAAGACGGGCAATAAGTTTGTTTCCCTAGCTGTAGATACATTTGTTAAATCTGGCGCTGCACCAGCAGCTAAACAAGAGGAGAAAGATCCATGGGCGTAACTCAAAAAGCAACAGTCGTTGCTAAAACGGCGACTAAAAAACGTGGTCGTCCAGTAGGATCTATTAATAAAGCAACAGTAAAACCTATTGATTGGGAGAAGTTAGCTAAGCAATTGCAAGCGGCATTAGCTACAGAAATGAAAGCCAATGAATCTTTGCAGGCTCTATTCGATGATGTTCAGTCAAAGGTCATCATTGTTGAGCATGTATCGTTTGGAAGACGTTTGAAGTTTCTATTTACAGGAACCCTATAAATGGAGACCAGTCAGTTTGAAGCCAAGAAGGTAGCTCTCAAGCAGACTAAGGATGGGATTGTCATGTCGTTGGCAATCCATCCTGACGAACTACCAGAAGAACTGATGCGGGATTTTGTAGGTGCTAGGTACATGGTAGTCATGGTGCGCTTAGGCGATGACGAGAAACCGATTAATCGTGAAGAGTATGCTGGCGCCCAGTTAGTTAAGTTAGCAGGAATGCTTTGCAGGGATAAAGAGTTCTGGCGCTATTTAAACGAAGAAGGATTGCTGTTTAATATGAGCGAAAGCGATTGTATTGATTTTCTTCAAAGCTACCTATGCATTAACTCCAGATCAGATATCAAAACAAATTTTGAGGCGCAAAATGCATTGAAGAATTTGTATGCACAATATAAGGAGTGGCAACATGGGTGATGAATTACTCAAGCCGTATAGCATCTATTTGCCGCAAAGTCTGATAAACAAACTTAAGCAATTATCCAAGGTTCGCAAGGCGTCTTCTTTTATTAGAGACGCTTTGATCACGGCCTTTGATAAAACAGATGAGTTCACAAGCGGTTACAACAAAGGACTAAGAGATGCTGCAAAGGTTATTAGATCTACTCCAGAGGCAGAAACGCTATTGGTTGGAAATGATAAGTTAAGCGATATCTTGGTGGATCGCATTGAAATGATGGAAGATCATGGAAAATAAAGATAAAGAGTACATGCGGTTCCTGGCAGCCTGCTTCATTATGGCAAACGGAGCATCTGCAAAATTGGCTATCCAACAAGCTGATGAACTGTTAACAGAGCTGGAGTCTGAGAAATCGACTGGCGGTATTGTTGATATTGTTGCTAAACGTAAGCGTACTAAAAGCTAATGAACGGTATCTTGTTTTGCACTGCATTATTGATAGCTCTATTTGCGTGGATACTTAATACGCAAGTAGAGTATTCAGTTGTATATGCCTGCTCTGAGGTGACTAAGAGCGATCCAATAGACGTACAAAAGATCTGTGCGAAAGAGAGAAGGGGGAAGTGGTGGATGAATTAGAAGAGGTTATACTAGCCCTTAAAGCGGCTGGAATGTCCATGCCGCAATATGAAGTACTACCAGATGGATCATATTACTTTTACTATGGACAAAAAGACGCTAATCCTCCAATTCATATCCCAGAATCCGGGAGTTAAATCTATTGATATCAATGTTGGTCTGGGTAGGGCTTCAATTGGCGCCCATGCTAGAGCATTGATGGACGCTGGAATGCTTATTAGAGACGCTAGTTATGGATGGCATATAGCCGAGGGATTCATTGTAAAGATAGATCCAAAACCTATTACACCCATTGATATTGCTGCTGAGCATATTCGTAAAATGATTGAGTTGAGATGACCAAAGATGAAAAGATCGCATTTGACAAGATTGCAAGACTCGGATGTATTCTCTGTTCCACAGTCCTTGGGTTTGAAGGTAGCCCAGCAGAACTGCATCACATCAGACGGTTTGGTGGCAAAAGGTCTTCATCCCCAGTCATACCTCTTTGCCCGGAACACCATCGTGGAAACAGTGGAGTTCACGGTTTGGGTGCAAAAGGTTTTGAGCGTAAATGGAAAGTTACCCAGGAGGGGTTACTGGAGCGAGTCAACGAAAAACTGGGAGAAGAGGCAGCAGGCGGGTAAGCTGTCAAAGTTCGAGCGGATCGAAGCCAAGCTCATCTGATATTACTTTAGTACGGCGCCTAAACTCAGCGTCATGGTGCGTCCAGCGTGGCGTCTTCCACCTGCTCATATGAACCGCCTCATGGCATAGCACCCTGATCACGGTTGATAAATGACCGCATTTTTTGGATGAGATGGTAATGATATGTTCATATTCACCACCATCATCGTAGTAGTAAGTCCCCATCACTTCTGGGTCTTGATCTACAACAAACTTAATCTCTTCAGGTAAAGGCATAGGCCAACGAGCAAAAGGAGCCATACAGTAGATTGCACTGTACAAATTCTGTAAGATCGCTGGTGTTAGCTTCATACCTTATTTATGCACCCTCTAAACTCAAACTCATCTTCTCCGCATACCTGAATAAGTTCTGGAAGCATTAGTCTACCACGCTCAAATGACAGTAAAGCAAAGCCTTCTCGCCAGTCTTTAGGGTTATCCTCAGTATATGCCATGAACTGTTCGCCATGGATGTTCGCTAGGCAGCCTGTTTGGACCCCGTAGCGGGTTCCGTTGTAGTCGGTAAGGGGTTGCACTGCCAAATTGTGTGTGTGGCCTGTAACCATGTTTACGCCAGCGTTAAGGGTATTGGCTCGACCACCCCCAAATCCACCCTTCCAGCGGTGTTTAATACAGGTGTCTTCATTAACCCAGAATGACCAGCAAGGTTTCCACATAGGAAAATGGTCTTTAAGGGTAAACCCTGCTACTCCCTCATAGGTACCCATCTGAGCTGATAGGAAAGTCTCAAAACGGGCATCATGGTTTCCTAGGGTCCAGATCAATTCAGCTCCTATAGCAGCCTTCTCGATACCAGTCATCATCTCCTGGCAGGCTTCTAACTCTTCTTTAACTGTTGGGGTCTTTTCCCAACCAATACGGGCATGGCGACTGGCTTGTGAGCCGTCAAACATATCTCCGTTAGCCACTATAACTTTAGGTTTGAACTCTTTGATGATCATCAATAGAGCTTTATATGCGGTGGATACTTCATCGGGCCAGAAGTGAGCGTCACTAAAGACAACTACTCTACCCTTTTCCATTTCAATACCACGGCGGGCATGACCTGGAGTTTGTTGGAGTTTCTTTAAGCTAGATAATCTAGCATCATTGAGAGTTGGCAAGTCTATGCCACGCCTAGATTCAATCACTCGCCGTCTATTAAATACAGAACGAATATTTAATTTATGTTTTTCTGCAAACTTTTGTGGGCTTCCTAATTTAAGCCAGTCCTCAACAAACTGATCATCAGTTAAATGATATGCGGTCATTTAAAACTCCTCTCGTATAGATAGAAGCTTTTTACCATAAGTATTTTACAAATGCACTATATTTATATGATTTATAAGGGAAATCACTTATTTTTTTAGTTGTTTTCTCATCGTTTCTATTTGTTCCGCCATATCTGACATTAATATTTTAATGCGGTTCATTTCTGCTCTTTTTTCTTCAGCAGGAATATTAGGCATATTTTCAATTATTCTAGACTGCTTACGCAATTCAGCAAATTGTTTGCTGGTTTTATCGTATACCTTAGCCAAAGCAATATCTTGTCCACGCTCTTCATAGATCTGCTGCACCTTATCGGAATCACCCAGCTCAGCATAGTGACGCATATCGGCTAAGGCAGACTGTAGGTTTGCATTATTCTGATAGAACTGGGTCATATACTTAGACCGTGTTTCTGGTTCAGTCTTAATGAATCCCATGGCAACCGTATCAATAATGGGCTTATGTACTTTAGTACCTTCCTGGAAAGGTTCTACCGCTAAGTCTGCAGTAGCTGCAGCAGTAGCACCCAGCCAACCTAGATACGCTTTAATAGCATAGTCTACTTGTACTGGAGATATACCTTGTGCATCTGGATTAAATGTCAATATCTTAGCTGCGCCTTCAGTTACTCCGCCTAATGCAATGGCTAGACCGCTAGTATTGCTATTAATACGCTCTTGCTTGGATAGGTTCTGCATACCACCAGATTCAATCGGCGCCCCAGTAAAGCTATCCTTGTTGGCATATAAGTCAATTAATGGCTTAACCATTTGTGGAGTTGGGTTTAATGAGAATGTATCCATCAAGATATGATTTAAACGATTAGCAAATACTTTACCTTCTACGTTCTCATCAGAGATTTGTTCAAGAGTACGTTCTGCAATAGTTCCCAATGCGCCGATCTCAAATGGCTTAGGAATACGGAATGCTGTATCACCAATCTTAAACCACCAGAAGTTATCACGATCCCAATCTTCCCGGCGTTTAAAGTCTTCGTCATCTTTATACATCTCATACAAGCTAAGAGACGCTAACATAACAGCGCTGGAGATAGTCATAAAGCGCATGGCCTTTTGCTTATCACCAATCTCTAATGGTTTACCCGTAGTAGCGTTAGCAATTACACGATATGTAGGAGATACGCCATCACGACCAAGCTTGTACAGACCTTGTAAGCGGGCGTTAAAGAACGGAACTACAGAGCCAATGATCTTTACAGCACGGAACTGACCTTGCATGGAGAAGTCCATAAGGTCACGAGCTGCATAAGACGCCTCTAAATGGGTCTTGCCGCTGTCAATTAACTTCTGGTATAGGGCTAGACGGTTAGCATTCTCAAACTTGTTACCTTGCTTGTTATACCAATCTAATGCGTCCTGCAATTTACCTTTGATCTTATCTGGCGTATCCAAGATCTGGTTAGCATTAACACCCTTATCTACCAAGCGCTTGATTAACTTAGCCTGGTTGCCTTCATGGGCTGTTCCCATTTCAAAAATACCACCACCCGCTAATGCAGCCATAAACGTAGGATTACCATCTTTACTCATAGCAAGACCGTTGTATACGTTGCTAAACATATTAGGGCCAAGCTCAGAGATAGCAGCTGACTGGATAGAGTCACGGATTAAGTTGCGTACCTTATACGCTGGACTCATAGTAATACCGTAACGCAGAGCATTGGTAAAGCCTCTAGCAATATCTAGGAACTGAGACTTAGGACCAAGGTAAGAGATTGTAGAGATAGCATCTACTAGATCTGGATCTGACAGCTCATAGTGAACCGCCTTACCATCACGCATAACCTTAACTGAACCCTTTGGATACTTGCCATCCATTGGTTTAACTTCTTTAGCGGCTTTCATATCGACAGCAGCATCAATTGTTTTAACGGCTGCCTGGTTCTTCATAGCAGCAGACAGGATATGAGACCAGTTCATTAGAACGTTCTCCATCAAGTCGTTTAACTTCTTCTCGCCACCCTTTAGGGCTTTGCTGAACTCTTGGCCTGTTAGTTTGGCTGCATTGCTAACAGACTGTACATCGCCATCTTCCATCATCTTATAGAATGGGATGTAGTAAATGTCATTAGCAAACTTATCGTATCCAGCCTGATCAATCAATCCCAGGTCTTTAGCAATCTTTAATACGGACTTATTGAGTTCATTTTCTTCACGCAGAGCCTGCTCATAGATTGCTTTACGTGGTTTACCGTTTAGATCACCTTTAATTAGGTTCTCACGACCAGCAACCAGATCTTTATCTAAAGAACGTTTATCTGCAGGAAGGGCGGCATCACGGCTTAAGGCTTTCCAGATTTGATACTGGTCTACTTCTACGCCTACTGGAGCAAGGATGTCTAATAGACCCTTGGTGCCTTTTTTGATATCTAATGCGCCGTCTTTGATGTAAACCTGACCATACTCCAGCAATCCCTGCAATCCACCGTCAATAGACTTGGAAAGACGTGCCATCATGTACGCTTCAGGATCATACTTTTTAATAGCACGGAACTCATCAAATAAGCCAGTTACCATACGCTCAAAGAAGTTCTTCCTAAGACTCTTCATCTTGTCTTGAACAGTAGCCTGCTCCTGGGTGAATGCCTTGCGCAGCTTCTCAGCATAAGCAGGATCTACACCTTGCATAGGAGCTTTAAGCTTCTCACGAGTAGGAACTTCAGCACGAATATCACTAGACTCTTTACTAAATGTACCTTGATTTCCTACAGAAGACTTAATTTGATTTGCATCAAAAGCTACCCAATGACTACCACCATCTTGAAATCCATCATATCCACCAGCTTTTAAAACACGTTGCATTGCATCCGTAGGGAAACTTATATTTGGAAATATAGATGGCGCATAGCTCCTACCGGAATCTCCACGTTCTTTCATTATTTCAGCTTTACCAAGCGCATATTCAGCAGCTCTTTCTCCAAGCTGTGGATTGTCTTTAATAATCTCCTCTTGATATACACGCAACATTTCTGGTGTTACTTTGCTGCCTTTAACAAAAGGATTTTGAATGCTTAAAAAAGCTGGAATAACTTCTGATCCCTCAACAGCAGAACCAGTTTCTTTGCTAGATGAATAACTTGAAGCTTCAGTTGGCTGATTTGTAAAATAATAGCCATCAATATTGTTTGACCTATTTATTTTTTTACTTGGCTTAAATTCGTTGCCTTCAAAATTAATGGTCCCATGATATACAACCATTGGTGTGCCATCTTCATTAACAACTTTAGAATCACCAAACCAGTTCTTAAAGTTTTCTGTATTGGTTGGAACTGAAGCTCTTTGTGTTGCTTGTGCCGCTTTACCTTCTCCGGTTAACTTACCAGCTTCTGTCTTAGCAAATACAGACTCAGGTGAGTTGTATCCAAACCCACGGAATACGTTGCCGACTCTCTGCACAAAATCTTTAATGCGTTGCAATAATCCACGAGGCTGACCTACTTGCTTCATGTAGTCAGGGAATGCAGAAGCAATAGCCTCTTCAATCTTTACCTCTGGGCTAGCATTAGGATAGCGGGCGTTGATGTTGTACTGGTCAATCCACTTATCTTTAGCAATCTTGGATAGGGTAGCCCATTCCCTCTGGGAGAACATACCCATTTCTTTAAGGGCGTGGATAGCTTCGTGGTGAAGTGTTGCTTCTATACCACGGTTATCTAAACATAGGGTAATGATACGATTTAAGTATGTACCGTTTACCTTGGTAATCTTGCCATCAATGTTAGCTTTTAAGTTCTCTGCAAGGTTCAGACCAATGTTACGCAATCCCATGCGATCCAACGTCTGTGTAAGACGTGGAATGATCTTAGCCATATCACGCTTGGCTTGAGGCGAGAACTCATATGGAACTTCCGCTCTAAAGCTTGGCGTTACTGGTTCTCTTTGTGCGTATTCTCCTGGAGTAACAGGTCCAACGGGAGTAGCTGGTTCATTAGGCACAAACTCAGCAGCTTGAGCCGTACCAATTTCTTCTTCGGTAGGTGCTGCAGCTAATGCTTTTTTGTTTTCAATTTCTTGTTCTAATTGTTCTTTTTGATTGTATAAGTTATCTACTTGAGCAAAAGCATCCTTGTTAGCGGCAGTTTCAATCTTAGCTTTATCATCATAGATCTGTTCAATCTTGCGAATAAGCGCATTGACTCCGCCAGTATCTCTTGGATCATTGAACTCTGCGTCTGTAAGAATGCCGTCTTCCAGTGCCTTGGCAGCAACGTCATCAATAGGATTGCCCTCTAAGGTAAAGTACTTCTGGGCTTTTCTACTGACGGTGTAGCCTTGTTCATTCTTGGATGGCTTAGACATGCCTGGCAATACATCAGCAATCTCGTTGGCGCTGATTGGGTTTTTGGAGAGCCAGTCTTTGAACTCGCCTTTAGCATCTTTAACGGTCTTCTCAGTGTCTTTAATTTCTTTCTCAAGATTCTTCAGATCTATTGTTAGTCCTTGCTCTTCAAATGCAAAGATGTCTTTCTCTGTAGGATCAACGACTATGTTCTTTTGCTTAAGGTTAAATGTTTTCTTTAGCCCAGTTGTAGGATCTATCACATTAATAGTCTTGCCACTTGGGTTCATTTGCCCTTCGTAGACGTTAACCTTACCATTTTCTTGCGCTGCAATAGTTACACGATTGGCATAGCTTGCTGTCTTGGCTTCTTGTGCTGCAATCTCTTGTGCAGACGGTGGACGAATAACGCCGCCTTCCATAGGTGCATTAGTAAATGCCGACTGCTTAGCCTTCATCTCATCTAATGCGGCTTGTTCCTTTGCAAGAAACTGTTGTTTTTTTGCAGCAATATCATTGATCTTTTGCATTGCAGGAGAAAACTTACGAGCCTCCTCCATGCGAGCAGCCATGATTGCTTCTTTATCTCCAGGAAGAGCATAGGCTTCTGTCGTTTGAGAAACTGGAACAGGAGCTGGCGCATTCTGAGCTTCGTAGTATTGCTTAAACCGAGCAGCTTCTTGTAACTTTTCTAAGCTATCTGACACATCTCCAGTAGGAGATACGTACATGACTACTGGCTCTGGTGAGTCTGCTGTCTGAATAGTTACTTGCTGAGGTTCGTTTGCCGCTGCTGCTGCCTGTTGAGCTGCCGCTAGATCACGACCAGCCTTAGCTTTGTCTGATACACGACCAATAATACCGATTGGACCAAGTAAAGATACGGCGAATGCGGTCTCACCATATTCACGCAATGCATCTTCAGTAGTCAGTGGTAGACCAGCTTGCGCACGTTCTAGCATCTGCTGAGTTACTTCAGTAGGAACTTCAGCGGCGATACCTTTTAATGTACCTTTGGTGATGGTAGTTAGCAAAGCTTCTTCTGCTACTTTAGAGCCGCCCGCTGTTACCATTTTTCCAATGGTTGGACCAAGAATCTTGGATACTATATTTCCGCCAAGAGGTACCAATGTACCAATGACGTCTAATCCAGCCTGTGGAAGAGCTGTACCAGCGGCTGCAGTGCGGCTAATATCTAATGGTTTACCCTGAGATTGTTGAGCTTCTGCTTGGCGCTGAAGGTTGCCGCCATACTGTTGAATAAATGATGGAGCAAATGCACCACCAATACCACCAACAACGGTACCGACTGGACCCAATAAGGATCCCGCTGCTGCACCAGCTCCAGCACCAGTTAAAGTAGCGGCAATACCAGGCACTTGTTCTGCAATAGCAGATGGAATCTGACCGCCTAGTTCTTTAGCGGCAGCTAGTATTCCCTTCTGGTTATAAACGTCTTTGAGGCGCTCTAAGCTAGCTCCCTCACCCAACCTAGACTGAATGTCTGATTGACGTGCCTGCGCCCTTGTAGCAGCTTCTTCGCCACCTTTGGTAACCGACTCTAGGGCTGTTTGTCCAGAAGATATTAATTGCTCTGCGCCACGTCTTAAAGACGCACCGAGTCCATCCTTAGCAGGACCTTTGGATGGTCCAGACAAATGAGCAATGATTTCGTCATCTGTATAACCAGACTGACGGGCTGCTACAG